ATGTCGCCACTGGCTAATGCCACTCTTGAGTGGAGTGTTGCTTCTGGCTACACCGTTGATGCATCCACTGGTAATTACATTCCCGTTTCAAGCGGAGTAGTGTACTATGCCAGTTTGAAGCAAAAGACCAATCCACGGTACGATTATCTGCTTGGTGCTGATAATACTGCTGTGTATATGGAGGGGCGCCTAACTGGACCTTTGGCCTTGTCTGGCATCACTCCTGGCAATAGCGCTTCTGCCACTATCAATGGGAGGGAAGGACGGTTTGAACTGTTGCCTAATGAACAACTTGTTGAACATTATTGGCAATTTCTTGGCACACCAATCAGGGGCATCTTTAGACTGGTTGGTAAAGGAAGCGTCTTGAACGCTTAATCGTTCCTATTCTCCCATCGAGGACACTATGACCATTTATCACCCCACAGAACTGGTTAAGAGCCAAGACGTTATCATTCGCGTTGGCTCTATCACTGGCACTACCCGCCCCGTTATCACGCAGAGCGGCGCTACTTTCACTGTTAGCGGCGCCCCCACGCTTTATACGCTACAGGCCGCTACAACTGCCTCCATGGCATTCAACGATGGCAACACTGAGTTCTATGTGCTTGGTGGTGGCGGCTTTACTGACAGCGTTGTCGTCACCGCTGGCGCCACTGCTTCTGTTACCACTTACTTCCAGAAGGACGTAGATGGTACAGTGTTTATTCCCAACAGCTTCGATGAAGCGTTCCAGGTGATTGCCACTGCTCGTTACGACAAGAATGCAGAAGTGTATTTTGAAGTAAACAAGCAACTGGGTGCTAGCGGCAACACTTATTTCTATGACCGCGTGGCTTATGTTGGTCGCGTTATGAACCTCAACGAAAGCTATCCTGCTGATAACCTTGTCGAGGTGACCTTTGATGTGATGAGCCGTGGCCGCATTGGTATCAACCAAAATGCTTCCGAGACTGGCAGCATCATCCCATCTGCTCCCAACACTTGATTTCTCTTCCCATTGTTTCTTGCTAGCCTCTCCTCAGGGAGGGGCTTTTTAATACCATGAACATTACCCAGCTACGAGACGCTATCAACACGCTCTTGACTGACTCTCCGAGTTTGCTGGGCACCTACACGCTTCCAAATAATACCACTACTCCAGCCATTTATGTTGTGGGCCGACAGTCAGTGCCTTCCGATTGGAAGGTAACTGGCTTGGAAGTTACCATGCGAGAATTTCCAGAACGCTTGCCTACAGCAATGATGGGAACAGTAAGAGTGCTACAGCAATGGGAGTCCATAATGGTGCAATACACGCCTTCTGGCACTAACTTAGCTGATGCTATGGACCGAATGGTTAGACGATTCCCTGATGCAACAGTGCGTTACACGCCTGGAGATGACGTGGCTTATGAACGCTGTCGTTTTATCATTCCAGACATGGTGGTTCGTAATCTTTATCCTGCAGCTTAACCATGGCAATTTTGCTAAATGCACAGGCAATTGAAAAAAGTCTTGTTGAAGCATTTTCCGAATGGGCATCCATAGACGTTAATCAAACGCATTGGAGGGAGCAATTTACAGACATGTCGAAATGGGACTACAATGGGGAGACAAAACGAAAAAGCGGCGGCCCGCCTGTCGGCTCTCCCAGGGACATCTACGACCTGGGAAGGCTGTACGAGAGTGGAGTGAATAGTTTCAGCCTAAACCGCAATGGTGGAGTGTTGGAAGCGTCTTGGCACTGGGATGCCAAAAATACCAACGGCATTGAATATGCAAGTTATGTACATGAAGGCACTGGAACCAACAAGACCGCCCGAAAATTTACGGATGATGTTGCAGTGGCATCGTCTTTCTTTTTGAAAGCCCCTGGCATGGCCCTTAAACTGCGCGTAAGTCAAGCGTTGGCGGCCTTGTGATGCAAATTGATCACCTACAAAGTCGAGATGGACGAGTACATGGAATCAATTGTAAAATCAATGGCTCTTCTATGGAAATTGGTATTCTTTGTTTGATTGCCTACCCAGAAAGCACATGTAGAATATCAAGCGAACACCACCATTTCACGGTTGACATCCCCAAGGAGCTTCGTTCTGGCAGCGAGCGCGTGAAGGGATTCAACATTACACTAACAGTTCTGGATCATGAGCAAATACAGCTTCCTAGTCAACACTGAAGAGCCGAGCTATTTTCTTTTGAACGCCATGCTGCGGCTTCAAAAGCATGGTGGATGGCTGGTTGGTGAAGCCATTGAGCAGGAAGAGATTTCTCGCATTCAGAGCCAGGCTACCATCCGTGCGGTGCAGCTCGCCAGGCGCGTTGCCATCGCAAAGGGGATCACCCTAGACGAGGCCTTTGCTCTTCTGCAGCAAGGCACTGGACTGGATGAGCTGGAGAGCCTTTCTGATTTTACGGAGGAGACACTTAATATTCTTGCAAGTGGCAATGGGGCAGAGAGTGGTAATGCTCGACTTGTCACAGCTTTTATTCGCTCGCGTGGAGAGGGAATGATTGATGGCACTTGGAAGAAGATGGAAGACTGGAGTGCTGAGGATACCAAGTTTCTCACTCGCGAGATCATGAGCAAAGCGCTTGAATTCATTGCTGAAGAGCAAACCAGGGAGGTGAAGGCCACTGAAAAAAAAGCGCCCAAGACAGCGGTCTGAGCCCTGTTGAACAGTTAGAACAGCAGTCCATAGCAATCATAAAATCACCCACGCAATGGGATGATATTTATCATCGGCTATGCTGTTCGGACTTGCGCGATGATCGCTGGAGCGCAAAGAACTTCTGCCATCAGCGCGTGAAAGATGCCGTGAAAGCCCTGGAGTGGCTAGAGAAGCATGATATGGCCAAGGTAAATGCCAATAGCATTTCAACGGCCAAACTTAGTGGTGTCGTGGTTAGCGCACTAGGAGGAAAGAAGGCAAAAGTTAGCATTGATGATTTCCTGCCATTTGACACTCGCAAGATCAAGAAAGAGAATGGCGTTAGCGAAGAAAGTTATGAAGTGCTGTCTCGTCTCATGAAAACACGGAAAATGGACGGAAGGTTAATTGCCTTACTTTCTGACGAATTGAAAAATTCCCCAGAGAACAGGAGAGGTTGATAACCTTGCTATAGTAAAGACAATAGGAAGCTGTACGAAAAATGGCACCAGGAAGCCCGGAGCTTAGGCTTAACGTTAGCCTTGATCTTGACAACTTCAAGCGCGTTGCATTGCCGGGGCTGGTCACAGCGGCATCAAATTTTGCCCTTCCCATTGGAGTGCAGTTTAATCGGGACGATATCAGCAAGGAGATGGTGCGCCTTGGTAGGCAACTTGGCACTAAAAAATATAGGGTTGATTTTGAAATTACCAATCTACAGACAGCATTAACGCAAGTTGATCAATTGTCTGCAAAGTTCAAGGAACTTCGCCAGCAATCCATAGCTGCAACTGGTGGCGGCACAATTGCCCAGTCAAGATTTAAGAGCCCCAAAATTAGCACTTCTGAGATTTCCGCTATTTATAGGGCAGCCGGTGAAGCGGGCATGCTTTCCTTGAATGAAAGCATTACAGCGAACAAGGGGGAGATGTCTAAGGAATTAGCCAAGGTGGCTAAAGATAGCATTACTGGCCTTGTCAATGGTATGGTTGAGGGGAAAGCCGGGGTTGGCAATGCGTTTGCAGAATTAGGCGCTGAAGGGCTGAAGAGAATCAAGGCTGAACTTGGCATTGCTAGCCCATCAAAAAGGATGCAGCAAATTGGTAAATTTGCTGGAGAGGGATATGAAATTGGTTTTATTGGCGCATTGGAAAAAGCCAACGCAAAAGCGGCTGCGACCATTGGCAAGAGCTTACGCGCAATGGATCGGGAGGTGGATGTACGTCAAAAACGAGCTAGAACCGTTTCACCAGCAAGTGCTGACTTTTTGCCGAGGCAAAGGGCTCTAGGTGCTGCGTATGGACGCCGTGAACAGCTAGAAACTGCAGCGCAAATTCCCCAACTTCGGGGTGCCGCTGAAGCATTTCCAGAGGGCAGCGCTCAGAGATTAAATAAACTGCTGCAATCAGCTCAATTGCTGGCGGCAGGAATTACGCCAAATACAACGGCATGGGCTAGGGCTCAAAGCGAAATTGCAGTATTAAATATTGAATTAGCAAAGAGCGGTCAACTTGCTCAACGCATTCAGATGCAGGCTAACTTGGCCGCATTTTCACCCAACAGCCTTTCTTACCTTGAAAGCAAATTAACGCTGTTAAAACTTCGCGCCCGTGATATTGCACCAGACACAAGCAAATGGAGGCTACTTAACAAGGAAATACAACAGACAGAAACAAATATAGAAAAGGCCACGCGCAAACCCCTGACTGGTAAGGAGCGTGTAGGCGCTGCCGGTGGTGCGTTCTTGTATGGCGGTGGCATGGGAGGGGGGCCTCTCAGTGCCCTTGGCGGCGTTGGCGGCGGCCTAATTCGTGGAGTGTCAGGAGCCTTTGGTGGAGCTGCTGTAGGGCAAATTGCAGATAGTGCCCTAGCTGGCGCTGCCGCCATGGCGAAGCAATATTCAGAGTTGCAGAAAATGCAACGAGGCTTAGCCATTGCCTCTATTGATGCCAAAGATTTTGCGGAAGCGCAAGGTCTAGTAGCATCTATCAGCACAAGGCTTTTACTGCCCTTGGCAGATGCCAGTAAGTATTATGCTCAGCTTAGGATTAACACCAAGCAATATAATATTTCAGCAAAAGAAACCAGTGAGATTCTGGAAGGTACTGTCAATGCAGTGAGAGCTACTGGCGGCAGCCTTGAGGATGTCGAGGGCGCCATGCGGGCCGTTGTTCAAATTTTCAGCAAGGGAGGCGTGCAGGCCGAAGAACTAAGAGGGCAGCTCGGGGAAAGATTTCCCGGTGCTGTTATTAAGTTTGCGCAAGCCAATAAAATCACCTTCGAAGAGCTGCAAAAAAGATTAGAGGCTGGCAATGTCGGCATTGCGGAATTTGTTGCATTCTCGAAATCAAACTTTACAGACTACGCGGAATTTTCCAAAAAGCTTGCCACGGCTCCAGAGTACGCTGGCGACCGGATGAAGATTGCCCTTGAGCAATTGCAAATTACCATTGGTTCAATCCTTGGAAATTCTGGCGCAACTTTCCAGGATTACTTCACTGGCATTGTCAAAGATGTCACAAAATTTATAGCAGACAATAAAGTTAGCTTCAAGCAGATGCTTGAGGATTTCGCTTATATCACTACTGCCATTGGTAAATTATTCTTCAAGCTGAGCGAGGTGGTTCTGAAGATTATGGCTGGCATTGCCAAGGCAAGTCAAGTTGTCGTGAAGGGAGTCAAAAGTGCTCTTGGCATGAAGGATATCTTGGAAGTTTCCAAAGATATCAAGAAAACAGAAGAAAGAATAAAAGGAGGGGGGCTTGATAGTAAACAGTCTGCAATTTTGAACGCAAGCCTAGCTGAAGACAAGAAACGCTTCAAGGCTCTTGGTGGACAGGCGGCGCTAGATCAACTCAATGGGAAACAAACAGACTTGACTTTTGGCGGTGCTGGGGCGAATATGCCGATGACCAGGGAGACCAAGGACGAAGCAGCACAAGGAGCGGAAGCATTTGCGAAGTTGCAAGATGATCTTGCCAAAACATACAATGATGCTGAAATCGAACGCATCAAGAAACGCTACGAACTACGAAAACAATTACAGCAAGATGAATTTGACATACAAGAATATGGGGCAAATCGCTTGCAAAAGCAAAATCTTGCTCTTATTAGAGGGCTAATCGGTGCTGAAACGGCAAGGTTTGAAACAGTGCAAAATGCACAATTAGAAGTTCGCAAGCAATCTGGGAAAGTTGCGGGAGGGGCTGGCGGTGGTGGAATGGCGGGTTTGGCTCAATATATCACTGGTGATCCGAGCCAGAAAGGCAAAGGC